GTGGCGAACGGCACGATCAGGTGCTGGCGGCGATAGAGCGCCAGGCCCCAGATGGCGTTGGTCGCCATCCTGACCGAGGAATAGGTCGCCTGGGTGTAATCGCCGGTAGCGTCCTCATAGGTCACGCCGATGCCCATCGCCATCTCGCGGAGCAGGCCCTTGGCGAAGCTCTCATAGTTGTCGTTCGGCGATTTGCTGCCATGGAATTCGAGCTTATCGCCGGGGAACAGATGGGCCAGTCGTCCGTGTACACCGAGATCGATCTGGGTGGAGGAATACCAGGCAGCCTTGTCGCCGAAATAGGCATCGAGCGGCGAGCCGTCCTCATTGGTCGCCGCCTTCCGGATCGCCGGATTGAGCCCGTCATAGACGCTCTCGCCCATCGCCTCGGAGGTGATGGTGCCAGCAAAGATGGTCTGCAGCAGTGTCGTGGTCAACGTGGCGTCGGCGAGTTGGTCATATTGCCGGATCACCTTCAGCGTCGGCGCCAGCGGGGTGATGCCGCGCACCTGACCGGCAGCGCCGTCGAATACATGCACCACCTGCGGCCGTCCGTCGGCGTCGCGGCTGCGGATCTCGATCTCCTGCTCACCCTCCCAGGCGCGCTTACGCTTCAGCACATGGCCGATCGGCAGCCCATCCCGGTCGAGACGCACGCCCTGGAAGACAGAAGGATCCTCGGTCTTCTGGCTGAGTCGTGAGGGTGGCAGCAGCAGCACCTTGGTGCGGCTGGCAACGCCCTTGCGGCGGATCATTGGCAGCAGCGCCAGGATCTCGCCAAAGCCGAGCCAGCTGCGATAGGCCACTCCCATCATATGGCCGATGGTCATCCGGCCTTGGGCATCGCAGGCGTAAGGATTGTTCGACCAGGCCCGCCAGCGTTTCTCCACCTTACGCGCCCAAGCGCTGGCCTGATCGGCGCTCCAGCCAAGCTCCTCCATGTCGGGCGCAGCCTTCAGCTTCAGCCCGGTGCCGACCACGGAGGCGACCGCCTTGTTCACCGCGCCGGCCAGCCACCCGGAATTCTGCACCGCCTCCACCGCCCGGGCGGCGGCCACGGTCCACACCGCGCGGACATCGTCGCGCGGCTCGCGCAGCGCCGGGTGCCAGGTGCTGAAATAGATCTGGCCGCCGCCAGCACGGAAGAACGCCGATTGCGGCCGGTTCGCCCCGAGCAACTGCTCCAGCGCTTCCCGGTCGTTCATGTCACCGCCCGTTCAACTGCGCGGCAAAGCGGGAGAAACTGCGCGCCGTGGCGGCGGCCGCGACCGACGCGGCGACGGCCTCTGGCTCGGCCGTGATCACCGGACGCTCCACTATAGTGTGCGCCCTGAGTGCGCCGTCGGGAATGAGATCGACGCGCTCCATATGCGCGGCGGCGGCATTGAGCATCTCGCAGTCGAGGAAATGATTGTCATGGCGGATCTTGATCCAGACCGGCTTACCGGTGGCCTTCACCACCCGGGCCTCGGCGACCAGCTGCTTGCAATAGTCTTCGCTCGTCTCGCTGTGCAGATGAAAGCCGCCGGGCTGCTCCTCCGGCCAGTGGATCCTTCCATGCACCCAGCTCTTGAAATAGTCGGTGTTGAGGTGCCAGAGCGACAACCCGGCTTTCTGGGTGCGGCCCTTCACATCCACCTCGATGCGGCTGACATGATAGGGCTTGTCCATCACGTCGCGCCCCTTCACCGCCCGGGTGCCGGCAACGCGCCGGCAGAATTCATAGACCATGTTCACCGGCGCGGCTTCCTTGTCGCCGGGGCGATAGCCGGTATCGATCAGAGTGGTTGTGATGGAAACGCCGTGGATGCGCCGGGCGATCAGCCGCTCCAGGTCGCCCCAGATGGCCTCCTGATGTGTCTCGCCCCACAGTTCGCCAGCCTCAATGAGCCAACTCTCGAAGCGGGCGCCCCAGCCGCGAATGGCATAGATCAGCCGGTCCTTCTGTACGTCGACGCCGCAGGTCAGAATGATCACGCCGAGCGGCAACTCACGCGGCCGGTAGGGCTGGCGCAGGGCCGCCACCTCGGTCCATTGCGGCGCATCGCCGCCACCGATCGCATAGAGTTCGCCAAAGCCGGTATTGATCACCGCCTTCAACCGCTCGCTGTCGCCGGACTGCAGCGCGGCGAGGTAGCGCGCGGCGCGATCGCCGAACGTCCGGAACGGCGAGCACAAGCCGGACACCCAGAAGGAGATGGTGTCGGTCGATGGCGGCTCGCCGGAGATGATGCCGTCGACGGTGACGCTCTGCCCCGGCGCGAGATAGAGGCCGCGGGCGTTCATCGCCTCCTTATGCGCCTCCTCAATCGGCGTGGTGCAGTGCGGGCACTCAAGGAAGGCCGTTTCCTTTGTCTCCGCCGCACCGGCACCATCAGGCCAGCGCAGCAGCTTGAAGCGCGGGATGAAGAATTCCCCGCAATGTGGACAGGGCCAGGCCCATTCATAGCGGGTACCTTCCTGCCAGAGCCGCCAGATCGGGCTGGCGACCTGGTCGTGGTCAGCGACCCGCCAGCGCTCCAGCCCGCTCACCGGATCGATCATCGTGTCGACATTGCCTTCGGTCGGGGTAGAAGTGATGCCGAGTTTGAAATCGGCATAGGTGTCGCCGCGGGCTTGCACCAGTTCGACCGGATCGCCCTCGCCCTGGATGTTGGCGTCCATGCCATCGCGCTCATCGACCAGCACTAGGCCCGCCGGGGTCGACTTCAGCGGCGTGGAGGAGCCGGCCCAGGCCAGCAGCACATTGACGCCGGCGACCAGTTTGCGGCTCTTGCGGCTTTTCTTGCCGCGCGCGACCTTGTCCTTCAGGCTCTTAGACTGGTCGAGCAGGTCGGTGAAACGCGGCTCCAGCTGGTCATAAAGGAAGTCTTTGCTCGGCCCCACATAGATAATCGGCGCGGGGCGCTGGTCGAGCCGCGAGCCGATCACATTCAGGCAAGTCTCGGTCTTCGACATCTGCGAACCGCACACCAAGGCCACCTTGCCATAGCGCGGATCGTCGAAGGCGCGGGCAACCGGCACCATGAACGGCGTGACCGAGGGCTCGAACGGACCGGGACGGCCGGCCGAAGGCGGCAGGATGCGATTGGTCCGCGCCCATTCATCCGTCGTCATCTTCCGCGCCGGCTTCAGGATCATCGACTGCCTGAAGGAGAGCTGCCCGCTTTTCCAATTCCGCCGCTGCTGCGGTGAGCACCCGGTTGATCTCATCTTCGATTGTCTGCCGCAGGGCGAGATCGCGCGTCACCCGCGCCGGCACCGCCGCGAGGCCAACGCGCACCGCACCGAAGCCAACATCGATGGAATGCAGCGCCTCCTCCATCTCAATCAGCTGGCCCTCGCGGTGGTCATTCTCCAGCCGCAGCTTCCGCGCCCGCTCCGCCCGCAGCTCGTCATCGGTGGTGCTCGCCTTGGTCTTGTTGTGCCGGTCTTCAAGGAAGGCGATGTAGCCTTGCACGCCGTCTTTGAGGGTGATGCTGTTTCTGGCCGACTTCCGAATCCAGCCCTCGCTGACAAGCTGAGTGATACGCCGGGTGGTCAGGCCGAGCATTATGCCAAGCATTTGTCCTGACACGACTTTTTCTGCAAGGGAGGTGCTCAACACTCTGTCTCCGAAGGAAATCCACGGGGCGAAAAGGAAACGGAAATGCCGATTTTCGGAATCCAAAAACACTCGAAAACCGGGCGGCCGCGCGCCGCACCAGGCAAAAGGACGTGTACGGTCCCTAAAGGGTCTTGAGGCGTTCTTGGATCGTGCTCGCGCAGAGAAACAGAAATTACTTGGTCGTGCGCAATGCACGTTGCATCAGCCGCTGGGCTTCCTTGAGGACCAGCTGCTCGGCCACCTCGTTGACGATGGCCTGCGCCTCTCGCTCATGCCGCTCCACCTCGCGCGGCAGGCTCGGCCCAAACAGTGGCACGATGGGATAGCGGTTGCGGCCGACGCGGCGCAGCGCCCCCAGCTTGCTCGGCCAGAGCCAGGCTTCCTCCGCGATCTGCGCCCTTCTCCAACCGCTGTGCTTCACCCCTGGCCAGACCCGCCGCCATTTGGCAGCATAATAAGCCGAGGTGATGCGGGTGTATCTGCCGGCAACGATCACCGCCGAAGTCCATCGGTCAGCCGATGCAGGGCGCTTGCGGACATCACGATAGGCCCGTGCGCGGTCGCGAATGCCCGACCAGTCCACCAGCTTGCGCTTCAGCCGCGTGTAGAGCCTGTCCATGCCCTTGTTGAGAGCGGCGACCATGATCCGGTCTTGACGCTTGGCATCGAAACGCTGCAGAGCGCGGCCGAGTTGCACGAAAGTGCTGGCGTCGACCTGGACGACGAGACCTGCCGTAGCGAAGTCGCGCTGGACGAAGGATTTGCTAGTGAGGTCGAAACCGCGAATTTTCTTGGGCGTGCCAATCATCTCGACCATCGGCCAAAGTGGATTAGGCAACAAAAAGCCGCGCTTTGGAGCGCGGCTGCAATTCAAACATCATAGATATATAGATGCAGTGATTGCATTGCACTCGTCAACGGTTTTCCGCTTAGAAGACAAATGCAGTCGTGCGTGACGAAGGGCGAACCTTCTCCTAAGCGGTGAGAAGCAACATTAAAGTCGCGCGCACAGCAGGTGGTCGACTAGTTCCGGGACACGTTCCTTCCCGCGTACGCCTCGCCAGCATCACGGCCACGGCCGCAGATGATCAGGGTGGGACGATGTGTTCGGGTAAACTACCGATTGATCCTCGGATGAATACAGAACCGGTGCCTCTATACCGGCGGCCTTATCGCGTCACTGCATGAGCCGTTCGCGCATTGTGCCATTTTCGTAATCGTCGAGAATCTTTTGGGCTTCGTCGATGTCGTCGGTCCGCCTAACGTAACCGGCTGAATCTCGGTATAGTTTCGCAACAGCGACCGGCGTAGCGGAATCAAACGATTCCCCGATCATTCTAAGCAGCGAAGATTCCATATCAAGGGGCAGCTTCATCTTGTCTCCTTTGGCTGAAACAAGAATGCGCCAATTGACTTTCAATACCCTGCTCGCCGGTCTATTTTTTAACCACTTTCAGTCGCGATATCGCACCATCGCCGATGATATCCTGGGTATATGGTCTAGAGTTTTTACGACTTGTTCGTTAGCATTTCTGCGTTATTCTCGAGCCATGTCGGACGATTCCAAAGAAGAGCAAATCGAAGCTTCTATCGCTCATGCCCTGGCGGAATTGGGCTACCACCCCCCGCGGTTCCGTGATCAGGAAGAGCAGCATAACTATTTCCTGCGCATTGCGCGGCACGTGCGTGTGC